AAACAAAACTGCAATCGAACAATTAGAACAAATTAAAAAAATCATTTCATTCGATCCTGCTACTTTAAATGAAGATGTTAAAAGTCTCATCACACAAGGCAAGAAAAAAATTGAAGATCTTCATGAAGAACTCAATGTTTCTTATAAAGAAAACATCGATTTACATGAACAACTAAACGACTTAAAAGGTGCTTTAATTTTAGAACAAAAAACAAAGGGAATGCCAACCTCTAAAAAAGAATATATTTCTAAATTATTAAGTGATAAACCCGCTTCTTATATTGAAGAAAACTTTAAATTTGTTGTAGAAATGTTTGAAAGAGAAGAAAAGGACTTGTCTGGTAAATTAGTTGAAGAAGCTAAACAGTCAGCAGTATCTAAAAATGCTAAAGTACCTTCTTCTAAAATAATTTCAGAGTCTACTGTTGTTAATAGAGAAAATACACCAGTAAACAGATATCTAACTGCTTTACAAGATATTAGATAATTTCGAAGGTGGGGAAGAGCACAACGCACTTCCCGAACGCTAAATAAATCCATAAGGAGAAATAATAAATAACATATGAACAATGTAAAACCCGCACCTGGCTTCATTGACAGAAATCGTGCAAATCAACTACTCGAAAAATGGGCCCCTGTACTTAATTACTCAAGTGATAAAGTCAGACCTATTGAAGACGAGCATGCTCGCGTTACCACAGCTATGCTGATGGAAAACCAAGAGCGTTGGTGTTTAGAGGAAACAGGAAACTACTCAGGAAATGGCGGTGCCTTCGGCAACGGCAGTTCTGTTGGTGGTATCTATGGCCCTCCCGGCACTATTGGTTCTAATGATGGTTATGCTCAAAATGATGCTCGTTTACCAAAGGTATTAATACCTATGATCAGACGTACATTCCCAGAGTTAATCACTAACGAAATCGTCGGTGTTCAGCCAATGAGTGGCCCAGTTGGTCTTGCATTTGCTCTGCGTTACCGCTATGAGAACTCTAGCTTGGGTGCAAATGGTCTTGATGGTTACCAAACAGGTGCCACAAACAATAGCAACAACGGTACCCCCCGCGTTGCTGGACCAAATGAACTCGGTTATCAGTTCCTCGACACTCGCTTTACAGGAACAAGTGCAGCCTCCCTTACCGGAAACAGTGATTTTGATATCGCTGAGTCCGATCAAGGTGTTGCAGCTATCCTTAGCCAGTTCGAACTTTCTGGAAACATTCCTCAAGTTACTGTTGAATTCAGCAAAACAGCTGTCGAAGCTGGCACACGCCGCCTCGCCGCTCGTTGGTCTGTTGAACTCGAACAGGATCTTAAGAACATGAACGGCCTCGATATCGATGGTGAATTGACAAACGCTATGTCGTATGAAATTCAAGCCGAAATCGACCGTGAAATGATCATCAGAATGGTTCAGATCGCTCTCAATGCAGGTAGTAAAAATGGATACAGCTTCTGGTATGCTCAATCAGCTGACGCACGTTGGCTCGGAGAGAGAAACAGGGACTTCTATAGCAAGGTAATTGTCGAAGCTAATCGCATCGCAATTCGTAATCGTCGTGGTTCTGCCAACTTCATTGTTGCAACACCTCGCGTTTGCGCAATCCTTGAGATGCTTCCTGAATTCCAGTGGATGTCAGTAAACGGAAACGTCAACACTCAACCAACAGGCATTGCCAAAGTTGGAACATTGGGTGGTAGATTCACTGTTTACCGCGACACTCGTACAGACGCACAGTATCTTGCAGGTCAAAGATCAGCAGCACTTGAGTATGCACTTCTTGGTTACAAAGGCACAGAATACTACGATACTGGTATCGTGTATTGCCCATACATTCCTGTGATGATTCAGCGTACAGTAGGTCCAAATGACTTCTCACCTCGCGTCGGTTTAATGACTCGTTACGGGGTAGTAGATTACATCTTTGGTGCTTCCTTGTACTACCATGTAATCATCGTCAAGGGCTTGGGAACTGAATTTGAAGCCAACGGTTCCAAACTCTATCTGTAATCACAGAACTCAAAAACTTACCCATCCTCGAAAGAGGGTGGGTATTTTTTTTGTATTTTTTTAAATGAAATAAAAGATATTATTGAATAATATCGTCTAGTAATTCTATCTTTTCTCTTTTACTAGAATCTTTGCCTTGAAGTTTTCCCATTATTTCATCTCTTGTTGCTATTAAGATGTTATTTGTTTGTGTTCCAACACCAAGAGATTTTGATGCTGTAGATTCCACCTTTGCAACTTCTAAATTGTTTTTATGCTGCTTTGCTTGCAAGTTGATTTTGTTTAGATTATCTATTGCTTTAGTTGTTGCACTGATTAATTGTGCTAATGATGCAATTTCTTTAGGATCTTGTCCGCTTATAACTAGATCTTTTAAATTGTTTACAGCTTCTAATCCCACTTCAATTACTTGAGCCGTTTTTTCATATACGTAACTACTTACATTGTCGTCGGTTAGAGGAGGTGACGCTTCTCTTGTGACTTGTTTATTTAATTTTGGCTGTGCTGGCACTGAATCGATTCGCAATTGATCTATTATCGAATCTATTTCATTTGATTGTTCCATAATGATATATATATCTTACTAATTATTTAGTTGATTGTTTCAATAATTCTACTATAATATAGAAATGTTTGAAACTCCGAAAATATACTTCACAAAAACAAATGAAAATGCGGAACTTCCACATAGAGAAAACATAAGTGATCCTGGATATTTATTCAAAGCAACAGAAGAGATTATAATACCCTCTAGAAATCAAATAAAGATTTCCACCAATCTCATCATAGAAGACATTGTAAGGGGCGTTTGGGGCTTAATAATGCCCACTGACGCTCTTAATGAAGAGTATGAAGTGTTTCCCCTTACAAAGATAATAAACAATACATTTAGAGGGGAACTTAAGATTTGTCTTTACAATGCATCTGAAAATGATTATACATTAAAAAAAGGTGAAGTATATGCTAGAATTGTTTATATGCCACTGTTAACTATTGAACCAGAATTGAAAAAACATGAATAATCACTATAACACATTATGGGTTGAAAAATATCGTCCCAAAAATCTTGATGATATTATTTTAGATGGAGACGTTAAAGAACACTTCAAGACAATTACTGAAGATGTTCCTAGTATATTGTTTTATGGACCTCCGGGTATCGGTAAGAGTAGTTTAGCAAAAATACTTGTAAATGACATATTAAAGTGCCAATACCTTTACATAAACGCTTCTGATGAGAATGGTATTGATACTATCAGAAATAAGGTAATAACATTTGCTCAGACTCGTTCTATTGATTCCAAGAAAAAGATTGTTCTTTTGGAAGAAGCAGACGGTCTTACTGGTGAATCTTTAAGAATCCTTCGTAATGTTATGGAAGAGTACTGTGATACTACTCGTTTCATATTGACAGCTAACAATTTAAACAAGATCATGGAACCAATTAGATCTCGTTGTATTTTATTTAAAATTCAACCAACACTAAGAGGGTGTGCAGATCGTTGTATTGAAATTCTAAAGAAGGAAAATATTCAATTTGATATTTCTTCTATTAAGAAAAATCTAACAAACTTTTTAAATGATAGATACCCAGATCTTAGAAGAATAATTAATGATTTGCAAAAATTCTCTGTAACAGGAACTTTAGTATTTCCAGAACAGTATGAAATCTCTAATATTTCTAGTTATATAATAGAAGGACTAGTTTCTAAAAGTATATCTTCATTAGAAATACGAAAAAAGATAATAGAATCGGAAAAGGACTTTAATGGTGATTATCAAGAACTGATGAAAAATATATTTGAATATACCTATAAATCAGACGATTTAACAGATAAAGTAAAAAGAAGTCTTTTGATTGATTTAGGAGAATACATGTATAGAGACAATTTCGTGTTGGATCATGAAATCAATTTCTTTTGCTGTATTCTAGCAATAGAAAACTCTATTTGTTCTTAGATTTTTTTCTTTTAGGACCAGTAAAATATTTCTTTGCAATAGCAGGAGAAGCTGGAATAGATGTTTGTGCTGTTGCTAGTTTATTATCTATTGGATGATTATTAAGACCCTTGAAAGCATCAGTATCCACGGGTATTGGTTTACATTGAGCGTAATTATCGTATTTTTCGTATTTATTCGGAACCCCTTGTACTGGTGGTAAATTTACTCCAAAATCTAAAACTTCTACAAGCTCAAAGTCTCCCGGAACTTGAAATTCATTGAATTCAGTAGGTGATTGTAATGAACGTGGATCTGTTTTTAATGTTAAAATAATATTAATAGATCCTGCTAAATCATTTGCATCTTTAGCAGATGCATTTGTGCTGTTACCAGCAATATCATGAATAAAAAAGAATAGATTTGGATTTTCTTCTATTCTACTTCTAAGCCACTGATCAAAGCTAGAATCTTTCTGATATCTTGCTTTATAAAAATCAGAATTAAAAAACTCCTTACGTAGTTTTACTGGAGTATTTGTACGAAATCCACCATTTGAATGATGTGTATGTGCCTTTTCGCACAATGTTTCAAATTTATTAAATTTTTTACTCATATATATTAGGTTTTTGTCATAAATATTTACCATACATGGCTGCTATTTACATAGATAATCTAATAAAACCTAGAGAAATAAATTCTCCTAGTAGTTATCCTTCAAAAGAAACTGTACAAAATAAATTTGTATATACAGATTTAAAATTAGATTTAAAAGAAGCCAAAAATTTAGGAAACGGATTAAATCCTGCTATTTCCAATGATATTGAGGCTTCTTATGACTTAGAGGCAATAAGAAACTCTCTTTATAATATTTTTACAACAAGAAAGGGGCAAAAATTATTAAATCCTCTTTTTGGAGGTTCTTTAGATCAACATTTATTTGAAAATATCACAGAATTTAAAGCTAAAATATTGGGAGACAGCATCGTAGACTCTGTTTCAAGATTTGAAAATAGAGTGCGAGTAGATTCTGTACAAGTAATGCCAATGTATGATGAAAATCAATATTACGTAATATTTAATTATACTATATTAAATATAAAAGATATTAAAAAATTTGAAATATTATTTAATGCAAATAACATAACATTTATATGAGCGATATAGCCCCATTTAACAAAAATTCTTACATTGCCTTTGATGGTGTCAGTATTCGTGACATCATTGTAAATCGTCTTAATCAAGGAAAGGTATTTACCGATCAAAATTATCAAGGATCTAACTTATCTGCTCTTATTGATGTTTTAAGTTATACTTTTAATACTTTATTATATTATTTAAACAAAACTTCTTCGGAGAGTATGTTTTCAGAAGCACAAATATATGAAAACATGAATAGAATAGTAAAGCTTTTGAATTATAGACCCATTGGTAGATTAGGACAAAATGTTCCATTCAGATTGTTTGCAAATTCTAACATACCAAGAGGAAATTATTTTGTTCCTAGATATAGTTATGTAAATGTCGGAGGAACACAATATTCTATAAACAAAGACATGGTATTCTCAAAGTTATTTGATGGAACTGCCGAAATAAATGATGTCAATAATAGCTATCTCTTATATCAAGGAAGTTTCAAAGAATATCCAATATATACAGCATCTGGTATTGATAATGAAGTTTTATTTTTATCATTAGGAGATTCTGTAAAAATAGATCACTTTAATATTTTTGTATATGTAAAAGAAAAAAATTCTGACAAGTGGGATGAATGGACAAACGTTTCTGACATATTTTTATATACATCAACAGACAATGTATATACTACAAGATTCAATCAGAATTTAAGATATGAAATCCAATTTGGAAATGGTATAACAGGAAAAAAAATAAACGAAGGAGATCAAATAGCAGTTTATTATTTACAAATAGATGATACTACTCCTTCTTTGGGACAAGGTGCATTGGATAATTCTAAATTTATTAATTTTAATAGTACTAGATACAATGAAATATTGTCTTCTATTTCTTTTAATTTTAATTCAAAAATAGACACAACACAATTAAATTACATTTCAATTACCAATGATTATCCTTCAAATTCATATACTGATTATGAAAATGTAGATAATATAAGAAACAATGCCCCACAAGCATTTACTGCTCAACAAAGACTTGTTACTGCATTGGACTATGAAGTTTATATGAGATCTAATTTTCCTAATATCATTACAGATAATAGAGTTGTTAGTAACGAAGATTATATGAGAGGCCATATGAGATATTTGTATAACATAGGATTGAATAATCCACAAATTCAAAATCAAGTTTTATTCAATCAAGTTAAATTTTCAAATTCTTGTAATTTCAATAATTTATACATATATACAATACCAAATAATAATTCACAAAACTTTTTATCTCCACCTCAAAAAGAAATAATTATAAATAGCTTGTCACCCAATAAAACAATAGCAGCAAATCCTGTTTTAATAGATCCTATATTTATGAATTTGGATTTTTATATAAAACCTCCATTTGGAAATGCTAGTTTTGATGATCTATCTAATTGCAAATTAAGAATAGTTAAAAGCAAATATACTAGAAGAGCATCTTCTAGTATATTACTAGAAATACAAAATTTATTTAAAAATACCTTTAATCATACCACATCAAAACTAGGAGATTTAATAAACATAAATCAATTAAATTCTGATATATTGAATATGGATGGTGTGGATTATATAGAAACATATAGATCAGATTCTGATACTTCCATTAATGGATTGTCATTAATGATGTGGAATGATTTATATCCTGAATTAGATACTAGGGTATATACACAAAATGTTAAATTAGATTTCTTCCAATATCCTTTATTTTATAACGTAGCAAATATATCTTCTAGAATAGAAATAGTAGAAGATATCGCATCAGTTTCAAAAATATAATTAAATGTCTCTTCCAATTATAATTCCCAATCAAACGTTTTCTTTATCTGCTGGTAATTATGCTGTATACCAGATAGACAGAACAGGTACTACTCCGCTTACTTGGACTATAGTAGGATTGCCAGATGGATTGACTTTTGATTATGTAAATGGTGGATTTTATGGAACTCCTATACAAGCAGGTGTTTTTTATTCCTTTGTTGTTTTACAAAATTCCGAAGGAACAGATTCTTCTGTTGTTGAATTTAAAATAGAAGATGTATATTCAAGTTCTGTAGTTTCCTTTTCTATTTCTCCAAATAAAGGATATGCTAATTCTACTCCTTTTCAATTTGTTCCTATAATAGCAGGATCCCAAAAACCAATTTTACTTACATGGGAATTTGGTGATGGAAGTATATCAAATGAACAAAATCCTATACACATATATAAAGTTCCTGGAAAATATATTGCAAAATTACATGTACACTTTAAAGGAAAGGTTATATCTTATAATACGGAAATATTTGTAAATCTTTTAATAAACGAATCTGTATATTTTGATTTTGTTCCTCCTCCAACATTTTCTGGACATTATAATAGATATCCCTTTAAAGTAAATTTCACATCCTCTAAAAAAGGACCGCATTATATAGATTTAGGAGCACAATTTTCAAGATCATATCAATTA